GTTTTGAAGACGTTTAGCCATCAAGGAGACATAACTGATGAAGAAGACGCATATGTGGAGAATGCTTTGAGTCTTATGATTCCTACGTTTAAGGAAATTTCGTGGGAGGAAGTAGCATTTGGAAATGCGGATTTGCCACCTATTAATAAAGATTCGAGCAACGGATACGGTATGAAAGCTGGTAAGGAACATTACATTAACTATGATGAGAAGTACATATATGATGATACTTTGGAAATGTTGGATACGTTTAGAAAACAGTGTGAGGATGGGACGGTTAAGATTAGCTCAATGTTGGGAGTTGAATCTATTAAGGATGAATTGCGCCTTCCTGATAAAGTTAGAGATCCTCGAACATTTAGAGTTGTTCCTTTAACCCACATGATGTGGTCTAAAAAGATTCTAGGGGAAGTAGCTATACATATTAAAAAGAATATGCACAATACTGGTATATGCTCAGGATTTAACCCATATAAAGATATGCACATTTTGGCTGAGAAATTGAATGATTGCGACGTTATGTGTGATGTGGATTTTAAGAAATGGGATGGATCTCTTATTGCTAGAATAATGAAGATAGTTAGCAGGATTTTCATTAAAAATTATGAGGGAAATAATACAGCTGTTTTGGAAGTGTTGATGAACAATGTATTCAATAGCACCGTTTTAGTGTATGATGCTGTATGGAGGACAACACATGGTATGCCGTCAGGTACGTGGTTAACATTCTTGTTAAATTGTTTGTACAACAAGGCACTTACAGCAATAGTTTTGCACAGGAATGGGGTAAGAGATCCAGCGGCCTTGTTCGACGTAGTAGATTACGTTACAGGTGATGATAAAATATGTGGATCTTCTGGCAAGTATTCCAAAATATTGAATGCTTATACGATTAAGGAAGTAGCAGAGAGTTTGGGTATGCAATGTACTAATGGAGATAAGACGCAGATAAGGAGTCCTTCTATGTCGTTTGATAAATTGAATTATTTGAAGAGAGAGTTCCGATATTGTCCCAAGTTAGAGAGGTGGGTTGGAGCGTTATCTTTAGAAACTATTGTGAATACCATACAATGGTTTGATAACACTAAGGATTATGACGAGG